GTTTGCGTCTGGTAATTTTTTACGTATAGTGTCGGTGTGATTGGATTCGATCCAAAAACAACCGCGCTTCCTTCTCTTTTTTTAGCCTCACGTATTACCCAAACATAGCCAGCTTCTTCAGCTATTTCGGGGTTAATACACTTGGTCAACATGTCATTAAAGAAATCCATTTCCTTCTGTGAAGATTCGTCATAATAGGCAATATCCAGGTCAACGTAGATCATTCCGACTGAATGCTGATCCACTTCGCCGTTGATGTACTTATCAAACATCAACGGCTGTTTATTTTTATCAATAGTGAATATGTTGCAATTGGCCTGCATGGCAAAATCAATATCAATTCCAATATCCTTGAAATTCATATTTTGATTAAGGTTTTTAGCCTTGTTAGCAATTACACTTTCAAACTTATTTTCGTGCTGCTTTAAAACCGGGTTAAATGGATTGTCTTTTACGGTCTTGTTCCAAATTCCCTGTAAGTGCAGGTCCATGTGGCTATCAATCACATTGGTTGTATTAATGATAGCTTTAACCTCAATTATATCGCCTGTAATTGGTTCAATCTTTGGGGTGAATTCTTTTATCAGTTCAGACTTTACCGTGTAGTTACACTCTGTTTTATACTCAACAATCTTAAGAGCTGTCAATTCCTTGATCTTTTTTTTAATAAAGGACGTCTGATCCATCTTATCGGTGAATTTCTTGTCAGGGAATTGTTTTATAGTGTAGATCATTTTTCAACGGGTTTATTAATAACCTTCATTTTTTCCTCAATGGCAGCTTTAACCGCCTTAATATCGGTTTTCTTACTTACCTCCGCCAGACGATCCTGTTTGGGCGGGGATTGCGTTTGCTGTGACATAATCTAATTTTGTAAATTCGGTATCTAAGGTAGAATTAATTTCATCAATTTTCACACCTGCTTTCATAAAATTAATTAAAGCTTGTGATTTAAATAAATATGCCCGTGATTGTTGCATCTCACTTTCCTTTGTAAACGGCAAGTGATCCCACGAAATTACTATTTTTTTATCGGTATATCCAAAGCGTTTATTAAAGCCATTCATAAACTGGTTACCGGCAGGCTGTAACGTATAATCAACATGCGCACACCTGGCTATCTCCTGATTTTCGTATGTCGCGCCATTTAATGATGCTTCCAATACATCACGCGGGATGTTGTAAAGTGATCCAATTTTAAAGTAATCATCCCAATATGCTTTATCCAGCTCCCCTATAATAGCCGATTTTTCTACAAATCGTTTAATATCAACCATTGATTTTAAAGCATGAACGCTTTTCATGCCGTTCATTTTTGTTTCAATATCCTGCTGTTCTTTATTAGTTAATGGCGTTTGTAGTGTATTTTCAGGATCCTGGTGCCCTGCAACCATATACTTGCCCGAAAATCGAACGGATATATTTTTACTTTTCGGAGCGGCTCTTGAATTTGCAATAATCTGATAAAGGGCGTCAATGGTTGAATTTCCACGAAACCAATTCCCGGTGCCGTTTGTTAGGTCGGGCACATGGTTAATTCGTCCCCACTTTATCTGTTGCATTGCACCAGATGAGTAGTTGTAATTTATGGTGAGGTCATTTATTACTTTTTCAGTTGCCGAAGATAAAACGATCATATCCCTGTATTTATTCATATCGGCCGGGAATATCATTTTATAGCTATCAAGCAGATAGATTTTGTTGGTATCGCTTTGCACATTATCGCTATCAATGTAGCAATACGCATTCCCTATCATTTTCCAAAACATGTAATCCCAAAGTAATTGAGATTTTTGCTGAAACGGATTAGGGTTATTTATTAACTTTAAAAATGGATCGTCTTTTATTGGCTTGCCATTTTTGTAAACATACACCTCGCCCAGGCTGAACATATCACACTGTAATTTGAAAACCTTCAGGACTGCCGGATTCGAGAAAACGGCTGCAACCTTTAACCTATCGTTTGTGAAATTGGTAAAGTCAGCATTGGGGTCTAACATAAATAAATCGCTTCCCCACTGTTCGGCTAAATAGCTATTAAGTCCGAATATTGATGCGCCCAGGCTTTGAAACCAATTCATGTAAAGTTTTTGTTTCGGTAAATGTAATTAAAAAATAACAATTTCGTATATCGGCTAAATATTTTTGATAATGCCGCTTGAAAACATATAACTCGTTCCGTAAGCGATAGCATCAATAGTATGGTTATCCTGGTCGATTGGTTTTTCAAGTAACACACCTCCCGCGTCTTTATTATAGCAATATGTTTCCTGTTCATATTCGATATTTTTACTTCTATCCGTAAAAAAGATGTTAAGTCCTGATAAAATACCAATTCGATTAATCAAGTCGGTCTTACCACCAACTGCAACGGCATATTCCCAACCGGCCCGGCGTAAGCTACGGATCTTATTAGGCCTGTTGTTATCACAGACTACGATACTTTCGTAAGGTATGGCAAATTGCTTAAATTTCCAACTTACTAATCCATCATGCTTTTCGCCGTCCGCCTGCATGGTTTCACTGCCCCGGATCTGGTGTAGTACTGTTTGCGGCAAATTGCGCTCAATCTCATTTTCTGATTCGTAGTTCTTTTCATCAACATATAAGTTGCCGTCATGATATTTCAGTCCAACAACTGCCCACGGGTCAACCTTGCCCCAGTCGTTGCCAATTACCTCTTGTTTGTCAATTTTCAGGTAATCTTCGTAAGGAATTGACTGCCAGTTATATATCCTACCTTCCACCTGACCGACTTCACCTAACCCATACACGCGCCACATATTAGCCCAATATTGATTAAGAATAGTCCCGTCCAATGCAAATCCACGCTCTTTATACCGCAATATTTCGGCAAGTTCTTCTTTACCTAAAAATTCATTATCATTATAAGTTAATTTGATAAAGTCGCAATCTGACCTGGTTGCAACTTCGGTGTGAAACCAAAATTTTCTATTCGGGTTAAAATCTATAAATACCTGCTTTGCCCGGGATGTTAACTCCCTGTAGGTATCAAATTTTACTTTATTAGCCTCATTGACAAACATCACATCTGACCTCAATCCCTTGCCTATGTCCTCTTTATCCAGTCCTATGAAGCGGATAAAACTGCCATTTGGAAATCGGTATAAAACACCGTCGGTCCATCGGTCACGGCTGAAGATACCGAAACCGGTCATTACTTTAAGAAAGTCTTTAATGATTGTAATCCGCATCTTTGAGAGTTCGTCAGATGCTATAAAAATTTCCTTGTTTGGTTGTGAGCTTGCATGGTTTATTAAAAGCATTAGAATTGCTATGCTTTTACCAGCTCCCTGGCCTCCCTGAACGCCTCGTATGCGCTTTTTAAGACTGGTTATCTTCCGTAAGGCCGTTGTCGGTTTCAATAACATTTAACGGATCATTTAATAGTAATTGTATATCGGTCTTACGTTGGTCATTATCTTCTTTAAACATCCCTAAACGTCTGGCAAGTTTATCAAGGGCATTAAGTTTATCGTAAAGCTTTACTTTTTTAGTATCACCTATTTTATTGCCAAATTTATCAAACATTTCATCAATCTCAATACCACTTAATGCCGCTGCTGCATCATCGGATAACTGTTTAGGTGACAGTAATAAGCCATTATCATCATAATAATCCCGGATGTCCGAAAATGCAAGACGGCTAATTTCAGCCTGCACCCTATCGGCGGTTACAATGGTTCGTTCCGACTGGCCTTGTCTTAATTCTGAAATATATGCCTTTACATCGGGTAATTGCAACATCTTCCATGCATTTACATTTACATTATCTCCCTGAATACCAGCGCGTTTGCCAGCATCTGTGATATGATAATCAACTACATATTCCTCTGAAAAACGCCTCTGTAAATCGGTCATAAAATAATCCTAAATAATCCGAAGATACACTTTATTTTACCAATTATTTAAACCTTTCTAAAATTTTATTTATATCGGCCTCATTTGGCTGGTTAAAACCGATTATAGCCCAGAATGAATGTTCATCATAGCAAATGTAATAATTATGCCCCAGATCACGGCAAATACGCTCCCATTCCTTTTGTGCTTCGCTTTGACATCCCCGTAATCCAAACTTGAATTCAATAAAAATAACCTTCCCGCCCGGTTCAAGCCAATACATATCAC